CCGCCCGGCTCGTCGGAACGGGCGCAGCGGCTCGAAATCATCGACAGGTACGAAGCCGGCGAAAACGCGGCGGCGATAGCTAAGGCGGTCAAGGCCACCGCCCGCCGCGTGACCAATATTGTCCTTCATCACGAACGATCAAAAAGGGGGTTCGCCGATATCAAGAAGGCGCGGGCGTTCCTTTACGGCGAACGGGTGTCGATCAATGCGGCTCACGTCGAGGCGAGCGAGGCGGGCGATACCGACGCCAGCCGGGTTCGCCTAGCGGCGTTGAACGATATCGCCAAACAGGTCGGGGCGGACGCGCCGACACGCACCGAAATTGACGGCCCCATTGAACTCACTATCGTCAAATATGCCGAAACTAAGGCTCCCGAATAACTGGAATCCCCGGCCGTACCAACTCGCGCTGTGGAACTACTTGGAACGCGGCGGGAAGCGGGCCGTCGGCGTATGGCACCGACGCGCCGGCAAGGATGACGTGATCCTTCACTGGACGGCGGTGGCGGCGCAACAGCGTGTCGGGAACTACTGGCATATGCTCCCAATCGGCAAGCAAGCGCGCAAGGCGATTTGGGACGCGGTAAACCCGAAAACCGGGTTGCGCCGGATTGACGAGGCATTCCCGCCGGCCTTGCGGTCGGTGACGCGGGACCAGGAGATGTTGATCCGGTTTACCAACGGTTCGACGTGGCAAGTGATCGGGTCGGACAACTACGATTCCCTTGTCGGGTCGCCGCCCATCGGTATCGTGTTCTCGGAATGGGCATTGGCGGACCCGCAAGCCTGGGCATACCTCCGCCCGATCCTGGCGGAGAATGACGGTTGGGCCGTGTTCATCTACACGCCGCGCGGGCGGAACCACGGGGCGACGTTTTACGAGACGACCCTTGACGACGAACACTGGTTCACCGAACGGTTGACGGCCGACGAGACGGACGTATTCACGGCGGAACAGTTGCGCGTTGAACGGACGGAATACCTCCGCGAATTCGGCCCGGATGACGGCGAAAGCCGGTTCTTGCAGGAATACTATTGCGACTTCAACGTCGCCATGGTCGGGTCCTATTATGGCCGTATGCTCGCCGACGCCGAACGGGACGGGCGCCTGACGGACGTACCGCATGACCCGAACGCCAACGTCGAAACATGGTGGGACCTGGGCGTCGGGGATTCGACGGCGATATGGTTTGTTCAACGGGTCGGGGTGCAATACCAGTTCATCGACTATTACGAATCCCACGGTCACGGCTTGCCGCACTATGCCCGGATGTTGCAGGAAAAGGCGGCGGCCGGCGATTGGGTTTGGGGCGAACATGTCTGGCCCCATGACGGCGCTGCGCGGGATTTATCCACCGGGCAATCGCGGGCGGATACGATGAAGGGGCTGGGGTTTCCCATTCGCGTGATGCCGCGCGAGGCCGTTGACGAAGGGATACACGCCGTCCGCCGGCTGTTGCCTATGGGATGGTTCGACAAGACGGCTTGCAAGGAAGGCATTGAGGCGTTGCGGGCGTACCGCCGGGAATGGGACGAGAAAAAGCGCGCGTTCCAAGATCGGCCGATGCACGATTGGGCGTCCCACGGGGCCGACGCGATACGGACGGGCGCGCTCTACCGGCCGCCACGGAAGGGGAAGCGCCCGCCGCGCCGGATTGACGATTTGCCGGAAAGTCACCCGGCGCGGGGGATTGTATGAGCGGGCGTTATCAGGGCCAGCAACAATACATGTTCAGTCTGTTCAAGGCCGGCCATTCCGTGCGGTACGTTGCCCAGCTGTGCGGGATTTCCTACAACCACGCGTCCAATACCCGCGCCGCCATGCGCTTGCCGCCGTATAGCAAGGCAACGGACCCGGTTATCGGGATATTGCGCGCCCGGCCGGACGGCAAGGCGGAATACCGCGCCGGCGGTATACGGCTGTCGGCTGGGGCGGGGACGCGCCCGGCCAACTGTCGGTATCCGTTATGGGGGATAGACGAAACGTCGGGCGAATATTGCGGGGCGCCGACGGCCAACGGCGGGCCGTATTGCGCGGCCCATCACGCGGTGTGCTATTACCGCCCTTGCAAAGCGGCCAAAACGTAAGCAACCTTTCGCCGACGAATTCCCGCGACTTGTCCGAAAGGCTTTTCCCATGGCGATGATTCCGTTGCAAGACATGGCGGCGTTGACCCTCGAAATCCGGTCGCGCAACCCGGCGACCCCGTTGGACGTTCGCGTTGCCGGCAAGCCGGTCGCGGCCGGCGCCATGGCGGCGATCTACAACGAAGGCGGCGCGATGGTCCTGGATATCGGCGGCGCCGAACCGGATTTCAGCCAACCCAAGGGCACGGGGAGCGACTTATCGTCCGCCGGCGAACACGCCGTCGAGGCGAAGGCCCCGGCCGCGCCCAAGGCGAAGGCGAAGAAGGCCAAAGCGGCATGACCGCCGACAAAACCGCCGTCGAAAGATTGCGGATAGGGTGGTTGGGGGACGCCCAAAAGCGGTTGGTGAAAGACGCCGTTCTCGAATTGGACGCCCGGATAGCGGTCATGGAAACAACCATCTTGGGACCGTCCGCGAAGAAGCCCGGCCGCCCGCGCAAGGCGGAAACCACGGACCCGGATATGACGGCGACGGCGGGGAATAGCGAGTCCGCCTAAATGGCCTACCGGGACAACGCGGGCAACCATGGGCGCGTCAACCGGCCGCTTACGGACGACGAACTCAAGAATATCCTGCAACGCCAGGTGGACGCCGCGATAGGGCACGTCGGCGGCGAAATTACGTCCGATAGGCGGAAGCTGCTCGAACAGTATCGGTCGGAACCGTACAATATCGAGGTCGAAGGCCGGTCCCAAGTCGTCACGTCGGATATGTTCGACACCATCGAAGCCATGATGCCCGATTTGATGGAGGTATTCACGGCCGGCGATAAGGTCGTCGAGTTCGTTCCGCAAGAACGCGGCGACGAAAAGTTTAGCGAACAGGCGACCGACTACATCAACTTCATCGTGATGCGCGACAACCCCGGCTGGACAATCCTTTACGATTGGTTCAAGGACGCGCTGGTTCAAATCAACGGCTTCGTCAAGGTCTATTGGTCCGACCGCGAGGAACGGAAAACCTACCGCTATTCAAACTTGTCGGCCGACGACCTGGCCTTACTGGTCGAAGACGACGAGGTTGAAGTCGTTTCCCAAGACGAAGGCGTGTCGGACGATTTGACGCGCGTTGCCGACGAACTTGGGATCGACCTTGAAGGGCAGAAGATCGGGGATATCGAGGCGTTCGTCGAGGCCAACGTCCCGGAGGAAATTCGGCCGACCGTCCGTGTGTTCAACGTTGAGTGCGTTCGCGCCATGAACAAGGGCCGTGTCGTCGTCGAACCGATCCCGCCCGAAGAACTGATAATCGCCCGGAGGTCAAAGACCACGGACGATAACAACTTCATCGGCCACAAGGTCCGCAAGACCGAAAGCCAGTTAATCGAGGAAGGGTTCGACCCGGAGATCGTGCGGTCAATCCCGTCGTTCGACGAATCGGAGTTCAATTCGGAACGGGTATCGCGGTTCAGTCGGGACGACGAATACCCTTACGAAGACGACAGCCCGGACGCGACGACGCGCCCGATTTGGGTTATCGAATGCTACCTCAACGTGGATTTCGACGGCGACGGGCTGGCCGAATACCGGAAAATTATCGTCGCCGGCGGCGAATACACTATCTTGTACAACGAAGAAGTCGCGCGCAATCCGTTTTGTTCGGTCACGCCGATCCGCGAACCGCACAAGTTCTTTGGCCGCGCCTTCGCCGAACTCGTCGCCGATTTGCAGCTAATCAATACGATAATCTGGCGCCAGGTTCTCGACAACATGTACCAATTGAACAACGCGCGGACGGTCATCAACGAACGCATCGACATGGACGATATGTTGTCCAACATCATCGGCGGGACGGTTCTCGCGGAAGGTAGCGCCCCGGTCGGCGACGCGGTGATGCCCCTGGTGACGCAGCCCATTGGGCCGATGGCGTTGCCGCTGATTGAACACGTCCAGACGCAGCGCGAAACGCGAACCGGCGTGACGCGATACAGCCAAGGGCTTGACGCCGATTCGCTCAACAAGACGGCCACCGGGATTTCCCGGATCATGGCGCGGACGCAACGGCGCATCCAACTGGTCGCCCGCCTGTTCGCCGAGAGCGGCGTCAAGGACCTGTTCAAAAAGACGCTGGCGGAGGTCATCGAACACCAGGACGAGGCGCGAGCCGTCCGCCTTCGCGGCAAGGAATGGGTCGATTTCGACCCCCGCGAATGGAACGCGGACATGGACCTGATCGTCAACGTCGGGCTGGGCTACGGGACGCCGGAATCGCGCCAGGAAGGGGCCAACGCGATCATCCAGTTGCAACGCGGGATCGTCGAATTGCAACAAGGTATCGAAGGCCCGTTCGTGATGCCGCACCATGTCAGCAACGGATTGGAAGCGGTGGTGGAAGGGTTCGGCTTCCGCAGCGCGGAGCCGTATTTCGCCCGCGTCAAGGAAGGGACGCAGTTGCCGCAGAAGCAACCGCAGCCCGACCCGGCGATGATGAAGATTCAAGGCGATTTGGAGGCGAAGAAGGCCGAGTTGCAAATGAAGCAAGCGGAGGTCCAACAGAACGCCCAGATCAAGCAGGCGGAGGCGGCGCAAAAGGCCCAACTGGAAACCGAGAAGATGCAGTTGGAACACCAACGCGATATGGAAAGGATGCAGGCCGAAATCGGCATGAAACGCGACGAAATGGCCGCCCGCATAGCGATGGAACGCGAACTTGCCGAGCAACGCCTCGCCATCGACGCCGGCAAGACGGCCGCCGATATCGACCTTGCCAAGCGCAAGGAGGAAACCGACATGGCGATTGCGCTGGCGAAACAGGAGCACGAACACGAACATTAGCCCGCGCCGCTTGACGTTTCCGAAAAACGTAAGCAACCTTGCCGGCGATATCTCACGAAAGACCGTAAACCAAGCGGAAGGAGAAACCACCATGCCAAAGGGTATGAAGTACAAGAACGCCAATTCCTCGCCACGAGGCGGGGGAAAAGTCGCCAAGGCCGCCAAGTCATCCGGCGGCGGCGGGCGTTCGCTAGCCGGCGATTACGGCACGGCCACGGCCGGCGGAACCGGTCTGCGAAGCCCCGAATACGGGTCCAATGCCCGCGTCCGGGAAACCCGATTACCGGCGGGCGGTTGTCCGCGCGGTAGCAAGACCCCGAATTTCAAGAAACGGATGAAAAGCGGTTACTAAGCCATGATCCCGACGACCGCCCAGGACATCGCGCACGTCACCAACGATAAGTCGCTGCGCGATATCGAACAGGCGAACCGCGATCACTTGCGGGTCGCCGAGGCGGCGAAGGGAATTCTGGACGATCCGTTTTTCAACCAGGTTATGGATGACCTGGAAAAACAAACCGTCGCGACGTGGGAAAATTGCGATAACCCGGTAGACCGGGACCGCTTACACGTCACGATCCGGGTGTTGAAGGTCATTCGCCGGGCTTTCAAGACGTATACCCAGGGCGCCGAAACCGCCCGCTTGGCGATTGAACAAATCACGGAAAAAAGAAAGAACTTGAATGGCTGACACGATGCCCGATAACCCGACCGTACCCGTGGCGGGACCGGGACCGCATGGCATCGAAGCAGCCGCCAAGGCTATCGCCGCCAAGATTGCGCCGGACCGGGGAACGCCCCCGACAATCGGCCCTGGCGACGAACCTGAGTCGGACAATCGCGCTCCTGCCAAGCCGGAAGGCGACAAGCCTGCCGGCAAGGCCGTTGCACCGGACCCGACACAGACGCCGGCCA